TCAAAATTAACAGTCCCTTTAGCGACTGATACATCATCAAGCAATCAAGGCTTGTTGATGCCAAAGCTAAAGTATCGCTTTAGGGTGGTACTACAAGGTTTTGGTGCTAATGGTACAGTACCAACAGAATTAACAAAACAAGTACAGGATATTACACGTCCAAAGATTAACTTTGAAGAAATGGAAATTCCTGTATACAACTCACGTATCTACCTAGCAGGTAGACATAACTGGGAACAGGTTACACTTAACGTTCGTGATGACGCAAGTGGATCTATTCAAAGATTATGTGGTGAGCAAGTTCAGAAACAATTTGACTTCTTCGAGCAGGCATCTGCGGCGTCGGGTCAAGACTATAAATTTACTACACTAATTGAAGTATTAGATGGTGGTAACGGAACTCAAACTCCAAATGTACTAGAAACTTTTGAATTATATGGTACATTTGTACAGAACATTGATTACGGTGATTTGAACTACACTTCAAATGAACCAGCAATGATTTCTATGACACTAAGATACGATAACGCTATTCAGTACAGAGGCGGTGGCGTTGACGGTATTGGTAGAAATATCGGTGCTAGAACAATTGGCGCTCTAACAACTGGTGGTGGTTCAGCGTAATCACATTTAGTTAAAGATAGTTTGTTGAACAAATTGAGCTCGGGCTTAAAACCCCGGGCTTTTTTTGTGACTAAATACTAGTATGGCAGACAAATTTACAAGATTCTTATCAGGTGTTGGAACTGGATTACTTAATCCTAAAGGCAACTTAGGTGACGCTAGACATGCGTCTAGAACGTTTGTTGACGGAGCATTTTCAAGAGCTCCAAGAACTAAATTTTTATTCCACGTACATTTTGATATAAACCCAAGAGGGTTGAGTAGTGATTTCAGAAGTCATCACTCATCTTCTATTAGTGTTCTAGTGAAAACATCAACACTACCGAGATTTAGTTTTGATACTGATATGAAAAATCAGTACAATAGAAAAAAATTAATCTATAAAAATATCAACTACGATCCTATTCAAGTAACATTCCATGATGACAACACAGGAATTATTAATGCGTTGTGGGCACAATATTTCTTGTACTATTCTCCAGAAAGAGAACAAGTACCCGGTGCTTGGGATATTTTAGGCGCATCAGCAACTGGTCGTCAATCAGGAGCAGGACCTTATAACAGTGGGGGATTAGTATACAATGATGAAAGTGGCGGTTATCGTTACGGTTTAGATTCAGATAGAGTTCAAGATCCTTTCTTTAGAAGTATTACAATTTACACTATGTCAAAGAAAAGATTTCATAGTTATAAATTAATCAATCCGCATATTAGAACTTGGGATCACGGCGATGTAAGTTATGCTGAAAGTGGCGGAACTGTTCAAGCAACAATGAACCTTGGCTACGAAAGTGTTATATACGGAGCCGGAAGAATTGATACAAACAATGCTGAAGAACCAATTAATTTTGGTAATTTACATTACGACAAAGTTCCTAGCCCATTAAGTGTGCTTGGCGGAGGAACAGCAAGTTTGTTTGGACCTGGAGGAATACTATCAGGTGACGGTAGTGGTGAATTATCAGGAGCTAGAACAATCTTTGGTGACAATTTTCAAGACAGAGGAGCAACATCTGTCAGTGCGTTGACTGCCGCAATAGGAGCAATTAACTTTGCTAAAAATTTAGATAATATATCAAGCGAAACACTTACACAAGAAGCTCTTAACTTAACACTAACACCAAATAGAACAGCAAATATTACAAGCGGTCTTCCAGGAATTAGTTTCGGAAACTTTGGAACAGTGACAGGAATAAAATAGAATGGCTGAAAAATCTACATACTCAAACTTACCGGCCTCAGCAACTACTAAATCACAAGACAGTGCTCTAAGATCTCTTTTATACTTTAATCAATATGGACAACAAGGTCTAGAATTTAGAGCAGAAGACGTTGATGCTACTATTGGTTTTTTAAAAGGTAAAGGATTTGCTGAACAAGCCGCTGTTGTTACAGGAGTAATTCTTTTAAAACAAGCAAAACTTGATAACATTCCCGTATATCAATTATTAGATTCATTAGAAGGATTAGAGTCATTACAACTATCTTCAATAGTTGGAGATATTTTAAATGAAAATAGATTTCCAACTTCTTTGTTAGGATTTAGAATAACAAAAGTTAGAAACGAAGAACAAGAGAGAATTATACTTGCCTAAATTTGCTCAGGGAAAATTCAATATGAAGAATCCCGCAAAGTACATCGGGAAGAAATCCCCATTGGCAAGAAGCAGTTGGGAATTTGTTTTTATGCGAATGCTCGACGAACACGCCGGTGTTGAACACTGGGCTAGTGAAAGTATACAAATTCCTTACCAAGATCCATTAACAGGTAAGTACACTATATACGTTCCGGACTTTTTTATTGTGTATAAAGATAAAAATGGTAAAAAGAAAGCAGAAGTAGTTGAAGTAAAACCAGCAAATCAACAATTTAGTGAGCGTGTAGGTAAAAGTAGATACAATCAAGAACAGTATATTAAAAATATGGCTAAATGGGAAGCCGCAAATGCTTGGTGTAAGCAAAATCAGCTAAAATTTCGTATAATAAACGAAGATGATATTTTTCACCAAGGTAACAAACGAAGATAAGTACAGTATGACCAAGAAACTCGAAGAACTATTTAATTTAGAAGATGAAAAAGCAAAATCTGAGGTTAAAACTGTCGAAGATGATGCTATTACTAAGGATGAAGTAAGATCTTTGGAAAGAAGCTATAGAGAAGTAGATACTATTGCTGGTACTTTACCAAAAATTGATGAATTAGATAGTTTAAATGATAACGAGCTTGATAATCTAGCTCAAAAAGCAGAAAATGCGTACGATGAGCTTATGGATTTGGGCATGAATGTTGAAGTACGCTATAGTGGACGTATTTTTGAAGTAGCAGGCAGTATGTTAAAGAATGCTATAGATGCTAAGGCTACTAAAATTGATAAAAAACTGAAAGCAGTTGATTTGAAACTTAAAAAGTTGAAAATTGACCAGGATCGTAACCCAGATGCCGAAGATATCATGAATGGGCAGGGTTTTGTAGTAACAGATCGCAACGAATTACTGAAGAAATTGCGCGGAGAGGAATAAATATGAGTATGAAATCGTTAAAAGAATATCTAACAGAATCAAAGAAGACCTACAATTTTAGAATTAAAGTTGCAGGTGAGATTCCAGAATCATTTGAAGAGAAACTTCATGCTTCTCTTAGCAGATACGGATGTCAGGGTGTTAAAAAAGTAGGAAATTCACCTATTCAAAAACAAGTCAAAGATTTTCCGGATTTAGAAAATATGGAAGTTACAGTTTTTGAAAATACCTGTGAATATCCAGTTACTCCGCAGGAAATTTCAGTAGCGATTAAAAATAATATGGGAATGGAGTACTCACACTTTAGAGTACGCAATGTTAATGACCCATATGAAGCACAAGAAAGTTCAGCAATGGATGAACCTTCAGGAAAAGCAGTACTAGATGATCCTAACTACAAGGACAGTGAAAAAGTAAAAGCAAAGGACTATTTTGGGGATGATTTCAATAAGTCTTTCTTAAAAGATCTTCAAAAAGCATCTAAAGAAAGAGTAAAAGAAACCGATTACAAAATGGAAAAACCACAGAAACAAGATAAAGCAGGCGTTAAAAGCGCCATGGGGAGTTAATTATGGATTTTAGAGAATTGTATCAAAAAATTAGAGAAATTGATACCAAAACAGATGAAGCCTGCGGCGATCCAATGCCAGCACCGGCTATGGAACAACCAGATTCACCACCACCTTCAATGAGTGTTAACCTTAACGCACAAGGAATGGACAATATTGAAAGCATGATGAAACTGTTTACAAAAGTAAACCCAGACATGATGCCTAGTGATGAACCTTCAGAGCCAAAAATGGCAATGCCACCAATGATTAAACTCCCAATCGAAAAAGATGGTATTGACAATGACGATGAAGGTGCTACTAAAGACCAAGAAGATGATTTTCATACAGACTTAGACAAGTTAACACATAAAACTTTTGGTCCTAGCAGTGATGAAAAGAAAATGGATAAAGAAGAAGAAGCATGGGATAACGAACCTGATCCAGAATACGATGATATTGATGCTGTAACATCA